TTTGTCGTTTTAATTAATTTGTCGTTTTAATTAATTTGTCGTTTTAATTAATAGGTTAATTAGTCGATCCGTTCGAGCAGTTTCTTCATGGTTCCGTTTGATTTGGCGTTACTCAGAGCTGCTCGTGCTAAAGCTTCACCGTTCTCCATGAATACCCGTGAAACATCCTGACTATCCATTGCGTATATATTAAAGTTAACAGGTGTGTCACCGTTATCACCGTTACCATTTGGGTTGTTCGGATTACCATTGTTAACATGCTTGGCCACTTCGTTTCCGACTGCTTGCGCTAGTTGTTGATAATCGAACGAACTGTTTGAATTACCGTTGTCGCGTCGTAAGTACTCACCTGTCGAATACTGCCGCGCACCTGCACGAACAAGGTCCATCAGTTCATCTGGAATGTACCACTCACTACCACGGGCCATGACTAGTCTTTCTTCGTTCGGTGATCCCGGTACCTGTCCGCCCTGATGATAACTCATGAAGTCTGCAGCGAAACCTGGTGTGAATTGCGCGAGTGCCCACTGTACGGCAAGTTCGGCCAGTACATCGAGCATGTGGTCTGCTATACGGTCAAATAAAGATTTAACTGCATCCTCCCAGTTTTGCATATCATCGAGAATGTCGCGGAACATTTGTGCGACTTCACCATGTAACGTTCTACCAAAATCGTACCAGAAATCCTCCAGATCTTCGTGTGTTTCTTCAAGTTCTTCTCGCAGACCTTCAAAGAAACCACGTACGACTTCTTCGTCTTCATCCAGTTCTTCGGCTAGTCGCCGAATCTCAATTCGTAAACGTTCCACTTCTTCGTGGTCCGCTCCCAACTCTATGGCTAACTCTTCGGCAGTATCCTTAAAGATTCTTAACCGTTCCTCCATAGCTTGTGTTTCTGCCTCAGAATCAGACATTGTATCTGTCCACAACTCTTGCTTAATAGTTAATTCTTCTAAAGCTTCGTCATGAGCTTTGAGAGTTTCTTCTACAAAGTCCTTATCTTCTTCGGCGTACCCATCGAGTTCGTTGCGTAACTCTTCTATTTCTTCTTTCAGATCTTCTACTGCTTCAGCGTCCATGCCGAGTAGAATGGCCATTTGTACCAGTGATTCGTTCATGACTCCAATTTCAGCTTCAAGACGTGCGGCTTCACGTTCGGTTTCGTCCATTTCGGGATGTAGAAGTTCATACTGTAGACGTGTTCGTTCGAGTTGCTCTTCCTGTCGTTCTAGGAGCTGTTCTAGTGCTTCTTCTTGTTCAGCCTCTGAAAGTTCTCCGCGTAGATCAACTATCTGTTCGCGAAGTTCTTGTACTTCTTCGGAGTCTATACCTAATATATCTGCTAAATCATGCATCGCGCTTTCCAGGATTTGAATCTCTTCTTCGAGTGCTCGTGATTCAGCTTCGGCCTCAGTCATTTCTTCTGTCCACAACTCGGTACGTGTTTCTAGCCGTTCTAGAGCCTCTTCTTTTTCTTCGTATACTCGCTCCAACCCGACCATACGTTCAATTTGTTCCTCGAGTTCTTCGTGGTCGTTACGAAGTCCTTCTACCAATTCGCGGTTTTCGGCTACGGCCAAGCCCTCTTCACCCAAGATACCAATTAAGTCTATTACCGCTTCTTCGTAGGCACTGGACTGTTCTTGTAAGTATTCTATCTCGTCGCCGTGTACAGAGTATTCGGCACTGGCATCACTCAGAGCTTTTTCGAGTTCTTCCTCAACCTCTACAATATCGTAGGAAATATCTTCGTATTCTTGTAATTCTTCGTAAGCATCCTGTACCGCATCACTTGTAGGCTCAAAACCTTCTCTTAATAAAAGATTGATGTGTCTACGTAGTTCATCAGCACTTTCGGAGTTAACATCTACCTCATCTCCAAGTGTTTTATACCGGGCCTCAATTAAATCTAACTCTTCACGGAGTTCTTTTTCCGCAGCTGCTAAATCGAAAGTCGATTCTTCAGTTTCCTCGGCTGCCCGCGAGTAGGTGGCATACATGCGGGATAATTCATCTATCTGGCCGCTGAGTTCTCTATATCTATCAGTACTAATTTCCCCTTCTTGATAGGCGCGCTCCACTTTCTCAGTCGCATCCTCTATTGCATCCTCTAAGTATTCCGCTCTAAATGCTGTTTCATCGAATGATCTACCTAAAGCATCTTGTGTAGCTTCGGCTATCTGTAATTCGTTATGCATGGCTATCAAGGTATCTCTGTAGATATCTCCCTCTATGGTAGTGGCGTCTATCTGTTCTTGGAATTCCGCTAACCTCATTGACAGTGTGCGTAATAACGCCTCACTCGTTTCACCCTCTTCGATCATAATCTCCATGACGCGTGTGAGCTCATCAATCTTAATTTCTGTCTCATCGTATTCTTGATTAAGTAAACGTCTCTCACGTATTTCATCAGCGGTCAGTTGATCCACCGTTTCCATAACCCCTGTAACGGTACGAAGCTGTGTTACAAGATCAGTAAACGTTTCTTCTGTATCTTCAGCCTCTTCTGTCCATGTATTATATCTGCGTGCTAATAGTCGAATGAGTTCTTCGTGAGCTTCGCCTTCTTCTAACAACTCTGCAAGAGTATCGCGCAATATCTCAGCCCTTACTTCGTTTAAATCATACTCCTCACCGAGTGCTCGTTGTACCGCAGTTTGCTCCTTAGCCTCTTCAGTAACTTCGTTCATAATACGCTTGAACTCTTCATAAGGTCCCGGGTCTGGTGCAGGCGGTGTTTCAGGCTCTTCGGGTTCTTCGGTATCTGCGCGGTCTTCTTCTATGCCTCTTATTTGTTCTAACTGCTCACGCATTCTTTCTAACTTTTCACGTTCTTCATCAACTTTCGCACCCGATTCTTCCCACCGATTGGCGATCCCTAATAATAGATCGTTCATATCCGCAATGGTCAGATTACCATAAACAAGTCCTTCGGTGATTTGTGTTACATTTCGTAGCGTGTCAACCCATCCATCAGAGGACTCGTAGATAGTAGTCAGCATGTCTTGTAATAGATCGTCACGCACGTCTAAAACTTCGTTTATGTCTATCGCTTGATCACGCTCTTCACCTAACTCTTCGGAAATTTCGTTGTGTAGGCGATTAAGATTTTGTAGATTCTCCTCAACATCGCCGTACTTACGTTCGACTTCTTCTAATGCAGCTTCTTGTTCTTGGATCCTTGTCTCCATAACATTTGCGGCTAGTCTCCGTTGTTCTTCAGACAAATCACGTACCTGGTCAATGTTAATTCCTAACACTTCATTGTAGTCGTCCCAACCTTCTACAGCAGTAGGAACTAGATTGGCGAGATCTTCAGTTACTTGACGTAATTCTTCTTGCTCGCTAGCAGACCTTTCTGTCTTTTCTGTTAATTCTTCATATCGATCGGCCAGTTCGTCTAGTTCTTCGGTTCTATCAAGATAAGTCTCCATTTCACCGGCTAAATCTCTTGTCTCTCTTCGTGATAACGCCATTTGGGTAGTAGCGACCCCCAGCGCCGCACCTATGGCAACCACTGCAGCTTTTACCGGATTTATTGCCATTAGGAGACCGATTAGAGCGGCTTTCTTTGCGTGTATTTTCGTAATTAATGTCGCAATACTTAATGCGAGTGTTTTGTTAAGTGTGAGCCATTTACCAACGATAGTCATCAGCGGACCAATGGCACCCGCGAGAAGTCCGATTCCCACGTATACTGTCTGAACGCGTGGATCTAACTCTGCAAAACTCTCTGAAACACCAGAGACAGCCTCGGCAAACCATTCGACAGCCGGGACCACACTCTCTCGTACCATTGGTACTAAGGCTCCACCAAAATCGATCAGAATACTGTTGAGTATGGAACGTAACCGGGTCATTTCGTAGCGTAGATTGTCGCGAATAGATTCTCCCATCTCATCTACAGCGCCATCAGATTCACGTAATTCATCTGTGTATTCGGCTAGTTCCTCACCACCTGTACCAATAAGAGCGTTTAAACCTCTCAAGGCTCTGCTGGTCAAGCCGATCTCTTTGATCCTTGCAGCTTCGGCATCACTCACACCGTGTAAGGCTTCTTCATAATCTTCAATGATTTCAGCCAAGTCATTCATGTTATCCTCAGAATCGAATATCTCTATGTTGTATTCCTCTAGTTCATCAGACGCACTCTCGGTGATCGAGGATAAGTCGCGGAATACCGCGTCTAAAGAAGTACCGGCACGAGAACCTTTAATACCAGCGTCGGCTAGTTTACCCGCGGCCGCGGCAACCTCTTCAAGATCAAAGCCTAAGGCTTGTGCGGAAGGCGCTGCATAGGCCATAGTATCACCAAGCTGTTCGACGTCGGTGTTTGCAGACATTGCACTAGCGGCTAGAACATCGGAAACACGTCCCGCCTCTTCAGCAGGTATACGGAAAGCAGTCATGATATCAGAAGTAATATCTGTAGCACGTCCTAAATCTACTTGTGCGGCTTCTGCCATACGGAGGATGGGTTCCATGCCTTCTACCATGTCTTCTACTTCCCACCCAGCCATAGCTAAGTATTGTAAACCCTCAGCGGCTTGTGTTGCAGTGAAGGAAGTTTCGCGTCCCAGATCTCTCGCAATAGCTGTTAGATCTTCGAACTGCCTCCCCGTGGCACCGGAAACAGCTTCAACTCGAGACATTGCTTGTTCGAACTGTGACGCTGCATTGATAGTTACCAAGGAGAACCCGGCCAGAGGTGCAGTCAAACCCATGGTTAATGTGGATCCTAGACCGGTCAGCATTCCACCAACATTGTTCATGGCCTGCATACTCTCTTGTTCTAACGCGTTGATTTCCTGACGTGCTTCATTAGTTCCCTGGCGAAGACGTGAGATATCCAATCCAAACTCCGCATATATCGTTCCCATATTCGCACCTTGACCGAATCCTACTCCTGGTGTTGTAAACATCTAATGACCTCCCTTCGTATCGTTTTTAATTAACCTTTGAATTGGCCTTGAGTCATGAAGTCCATTGCACTTTTACTTTTGTCTGCCTTCTGTTTCAATGATTCCTGGTTGCCATGTGGTGTGGGTGGGCTGTTCTGTTGTGGTGTTTCTTCTGGTTGTTCAACTAACATTAATGCGTATGCAACGGCTTCATCGAAACAATAGCATGTAAAAGGATCTTCCTCTTTATGAAGATTTATTATCCTGCTCGGTCTTTTTCCCCAGGTTCTGGAGCTGATTCCTAAGCGCAGTATCTGCTCTGACTTGCTCACGAAAAGTTTTCAGACCCCTGACGCCCTGCATGACGTAGAAATATATAAAAAACAACTGTTCGTCAGTGAGTTTATCGAACAGTCCATCAAAGCGGGGCTCCACGATAGCCTCCTTCGCTATCAAGTGTAGTAAATCACATAGCTTATCGAAATCTTCGTCTCTATCCTTCGGGGGCTTTGGCGGGGTTTTAGGTTGCCCCTGTTTATCCCCTTTCACGGCTTTCTCCGCTACACCGAGTAACTCATTGGGTATCTTGCCCTGTCGTACAAGGCCTGTGATTGATGGTCTCCGTAAACGGAAGTTAATGTCGTCGTTATTCCATCCCGGAATAGGTACTACCTCACCTCTCATCTGTTCTTTAACATCTTCAACAGATGCTACTCTTAAATCTTTATTTTCGTACTTGCTTTGTTTCTGTTCTTGATCTTGATCTTGTTTAATGTCTTTATCTGACATGTTAACACCTCCGGTTTTAATCAGTCGGCTTTAATTAGCCAGTTTTAGTTATTTCTCCGGTTTTATAGGCTGTATAAGCCTTATAAATTGCGGGCAGAGAGCCCGGACCACTCTCTTTCGGTGCTAGCTACCTAGCCCGCAAACTTTGTTAACTCGTGTCAAGGGCTAGGTTTGTTTAAACACTTGGGAGGTCGCCTACATCGACTTCTTTAAATTTGAAAGCTCCCTGTTTAGGATCAGAATGCTTGTGTTCCCTAGCCTCTATGGTAAAGCTCGGTACCATGAAGGTCTGTCCAGCAGGTGAAACAGAAGGGATTTGTCCCTTACAGTATGGAAAAGTGAACTCGATAAATCCTTCTAGCTCTTCTCTTTCACTGAACCCTTCTTTATATTGCGCTACATAAAGCTTGGCTTGGAAAGGCACTCTTCCATCGTGTTGATCGTCGAAGGTTGGTGATTCGTAACCAATAACATTCGGCTCTTCTTCCTCGTCTTCGATTAGATCTCCACCACCAGCGATAATCTTAATGGATTCCGGGTCTAACTCGGCGTTATTAAACGTGATGTTTAATCCGGCCAAGTAATCCTCTTCTTCGATAACAGCAACTAAACGGTCGCCACCACGAAGTTCATCTCGAGCACCTTCTATAATGTCTGGTTCTACACCAGCCTCCTGCGGTACTTCTAGGACAACAGGATCGTCTTCTGGGTCGAAATCAGTATCTGAGTCCAATTTGTCTACTTCTAACAATCTACATCCGTATAAAGGCATTACATCAGACATATTGTTCGTCCTCCTCTCTCAGTTTGTTTTTATGACAGTTTCTCACCGCACACGTGGTGTACGGAAGTCCAATCTTCTTGTTATGGCACGTAAGTCTGTGTCGTGATAATCTCGACCTGATCCAACGTATTCTAACAGATAGGTCTGTTCTGCACCGTCGTAGTCTTCTACGGTAACGAGTTTCTTATGGAAAAGTTTTATAATCTCAGACTGCGCGCGATCCACCGGGATAAAATTCCCGGGTTCGAAGTAAGGCCACACTTCAATACCTTGGAAGAACCCGACATCGAGATTAGCGCTTTGTTCTTCATCATCTAGAAGGATTACTCCATATGGTTTGGGTAACTCTCCTATTGTTGGTACTCCAAGTATCTTTGCCGCATCTTCCCAATCGAAGAAGGGTTGGTACCAATTGGTGATGGTCTCGCACTCCTCTCCTAAGAAATTGTAGAGAACGCCACGAAAAGGTCTTTTACCTTCTTGTTCATTGTTGTTGTTGTTGTCTGTCATTCGATTCCCACCGTCCTTTTCACGTCACGGAAGTACATGGGTGCGAAGTGATTTCTGGTAGGCTTCAGAATAGCATACTGACCGTGATATCCTAGTTCTAAAGCCGGACCGTAATCTACTGAGTGTGCGATACCAGTCATTAACCACGTACCCTGTTCGCGTGTGCGTCCAAACAATCCACGTCTAGCGGCTCCTGTTCGATCAGTCCACGGTGCGTTCGCTTTAGCATATTGCTCCATCCGATTCGCGTAGTTCTGACTTATGGCGAATACGCCTCCTTCTACACGAGTAACCCACGAATCCAGATTACGGAAGACTGCTTTCTTTCCCCGGAAAGCTGCTTGTTTTACAATTCGTTTGAATGCTTGTCGACCTATCAATTTGTTACGCCATCTGGTGGCTATACCTGATGGACTAGTTGCTAGATACGTGTCGATATCATTCAAAGACCGGGATAAATTATATAAACCCGCAACCATGGAGCGAGAGCCGCCCGGTGCGAGTCCAGCTGTGATTCCGACACCTAATGCGACTGGTGAAGGTGTCCTTCCACCATATTGCGCTGCTCCCGGTGAACCGCCCATCAAACCACCGATGATTCTCCGACCGGTAAACTTGTTAGTAGCACGTGTTGCAATCTTAGAAGCACTTCCACTAACACCGGCTCGAACGTCAGCACCAATACGTGCCGCTTGATATGTCGATTGTGTTAAAGCCATTTACACCACACCTTTCCGCAAACTACTGTGTGTAGCCTATTAGGTCAATTCTCGTAACTCGACTTGCTTGGAAACAACATTACCGTGAAGAGTTTGTGGACGTACAAAACGCGCTTCGAATCTACGTTTTGGCCCGTCATCGTCGTTGTCACCTGTTTGAGGTACTTTCTCGGTCACGATGTCGAAGTAGTCATCTCTTTGGATGTCTGCGTTGAACATTGCTAGGATAGACCATAGAAGTTCACGACGTACACCACCGCGAGAATCTCTTTCATCTACATCCCATAAACGTCCGTAGGAGTATATTCTAAAGATTTGGGGAGATAACTCCTCAGGATCACTGCCAGTATCAAACCCACCAGCTTCACCATCCCCGGTCGATTTACGTTGCAATACTACCTCAACAGGATCTTCTATGATCGCGACCCGAGTCATATTACGTCGGACTTTAACCATCTGAGGCACATCCTCACCTGGAACCGTTAGTGGTAAATCACTTTTACTGATCACAGGTTATCTCCCCTCCTTTCTTACATAACATTTCTGTAACTCTATCTGTAATGTGCCGCCGGACTTGTACCATTAAGAGGTGCATTCGTGTGACGAGGTGCTTACATCTGGTGTTTCTTCGCGCTGAGTAGTATTGGCGACGTTCTTTGTGTAGCAGTTCCGCCCTTCTCGGCGAGGTCTTGGTAATAGTCCGCCATCTTCTGCGCGTAACGAATTCGGTCCAGTAAGCGTGTAGCTTCGTATGTCTCTGTCCCAGATTCGGTACGCCGAACATCCTGCATCTCCGCTTGGTACCTGCCGGCTTTTTGCATCCATCCCTCAGAAGCCGCCCAGTAAATATTTCGGGCATTACTGAGCAGCCGTTCTACTTCAACCTCCGAGAAGCGCGTTACGTCCGCGTCTTCTTCTTCGGGATCATACGTTTCGTTGATTAAGCTCCTGAGGTGGTCTCTATTCTCTTCTGTTACTTCCATAACGACTGCTCCTTTCCTTCTCTTCCTTTAGTTACTAGTCAGTTACTAGCTAGTACAGACGGAGTTTATTCGTTAGTTACTTCATCAATGTTCACTTCTTGGACATTTTCTTCAACAGCCGCGAATACTCCACGGTGGGTTCTACCGACGATTTGTTCTTCTACTAATCGACGGATTGGCCCAGGTTGTCCGTCAATTCTCAGAGGCACTTTGACGAGCTCTTTGAATCCACGATTAGGTCTAATGAGATAAGCCTTATCACTAGGGCATCCTTCGTAGGTGTAAGTCTTCTTACCTACTTTGGTTTGCCATCCGTCGTAGTAGATGATGTTGTCGATAGCACCTATAGAAGCGTACTCTGTACCATCGTATAACATTGTCTCGAGAGCATCCTCGATATCGCCGGCGTGTTCTTTACTGGCTAACAATGTATTGGCAGGTCTACGCGCGTTGACGCAATCCTTAAGCGCTTGCCTCAAGGTTTTCTTGATCTGCAACGCGTAAGGTTCTCCATCTTCTCCCTCAGAAGAGGTTTGGTTATCACTGGTATAATTAAAGTCGATAATAGGAAATAGATGGATGTGGTTCAGTAAAGCGTTGTAAGCTTCGCCGAATGCTCTGTTCAACACCTCTACCTCAAATCCGTGATCATAAAGAACCATCTCTTCGGTGTACTCGAAGCCTGCTGCCCAAGATTCAATTCGGGCAATAGGTCCTTCGTGTGCCGCGATAGCTCCCATTTTCACGTCGTTACCCTCTAATCTCTTAAGGAAGATACACATTCCTTCCAGTGCCCACTTAGCATCTAAGATACGTGGGAAATTGGGATCTTCCAATCTATCATAAATAGGTTCATAGACGGTAGGTACTCGCTCTCGACCTAATTCGACGTCGAGAACTACCTTCTCCATCATTTCCTCCATGCCGGGATCTGTAGTCATTAACTCACCGGCCGGCTTTGATAGTACAGGCACTTCCAACTCACCGTTGACCATTTTTTTCGGTACACGGCGTGTCTCGCCTGCTACTTCATAAGGAATTTCTGTTTCTATATTCTTATTCCTGTTCTCTTTACGTAAAGACTCAATACTATAAATTTTAACAGACATATTAATATTCACCTCCTAATAATTAGTTATATTATTCTAACGTAAGATCGCCTTCATCAGTAGTAGGCTGATAATTAAACGCAGGCAGTAAGAACCAGACAATATCATCATCATCTTTCTCTACACTTACTAATCCTGCCCACAGCCCTTCAACACCAATATCTAAACTGCCTCCACTAGCGTTGTCGATGTCAATCTCCCACACTTCACCTTCGTCGTCGAAATTGCAGTCCTGTGTCTTCTCATAAGATACTTCACCAGTACCGGAAAGTGAGTCTAGATTGACTCCTAAACGAGTAATTCCAGCTTCGACATCAAAGGTAATGTGGAATTCCTCATCACCCTCATCAGACACTGTGAAGAGGTCCGCGTCGAATCCTAAGTCCTCTAACGCACCTTCGATATTGGCTTCCATGGTAGAGCCGGTAGCATGTGCGGCAGATTCCCAGTTCCAGTCGCTTTCAGAAAATTCTCTGTTCACTGGGTCGAAGAAGATATTGGTTCCCTTCACGAAGTCATCTCCGACATCGATTTGGTCGGTTTCGTATTCAGCAGGTTTCATTTGAATTCCGATTTCGTCTTCAGAACCCTCTTCGGATTCTTGAAGAGCTACACCGAAGAAACCTCCGATATATACGAATTCGCCCGCGTCGACACTCACATCTTCAGGTACCGTAACGGCTATCGCATCCCATTCACCAACCTCTGCTCGTGGATGTGGATGCTCAGTTTCAGATACGAAATTGTAACGTTGGCCGGCATACAAGTCAGTCATTATTTTTGTCCCTCCTTTACATAATAATTATAATTGTAACAAACTAACAACCGTTTGATCAGTCGTTTAATTGGTCGTTAGTGGTTAAGCTTTTACTTTGGTGGTTTTCTCCGACTTGAAACCTTTACCGGATTTTTTCTTCTTAGTTTCTCCGGATGGGGCGTTGTCGGTGTAAAGCTTACTTAACATGCCTTTCACTTCTTCATCTTCCAAGAGATCCTCTACTTCACCGGTGATAGTTTCTTTGTCGGCGTCTTCAGGAACATTCAAGAGTCTCTTGATGAGCTTCTGGCTCTGTTCTCCTTTGACTTTATCTTGAACGACGTTATTGATCACTTCACCGTTAGTCTCTTTCAACTTCTCGGTGTAGGAAGTCAATAACTCACCTGTAAATTCATTGACATCTTTAGTTTCGCCAGAAGTATCTTGCAACTGGTTGTAGACGTCGCACATTTCACTGGTGAATTCTACAGGGTTCTCGGCGTCTGCTACCATGGAATAGACGTCGAACATCTCGCCAGCTGTTGATACGAGATCATCAACGGTATCTTCGGTAGAAAATCCGAGAGCCTTAATCAACTTAGTTCCAATTTCAGCAGCGTTTTCCAACTGTTCCAAACGGTCATCATCCAACAATGCCAATGCCTGTTCTCCAGTAATTCCTAACTCATTAAGAGTATCTTCCCGGGAGTACTCTCCCTTAGCTATAGCCGCTCTTATTTCGGCTAACATTTCTGCGATAGTCATAACATCACTCCTCTCTTCTTGATTTAGGGACTCAATTAGTCCCTGATCTTCTTCTTCTTCGACTTTAACATATTGTCTTTCCTCTACCACTTCAACAGGATCACCAAAAGCCACTTCAACTTGTCCATTCTCTTCCGACAATTCGTAATCAACCCACCAATATCCACTACTACCCTCGTTATTGTATTCTACAATGGCGTGGTCTTCGTATAGACGGTGTAAGTAGATGTAAGTGTCTTCCTCACCAAAATACTCACGCACAGCCTGTCTCATGAAGTCTATAAGTTCGTTATAGCTACCATCCATCTCGCCGGATTCACCATCTTCATCATCATCATCATCTTCACCGGCATCTCCTTCACCATGGTAGAATCTTATTGACTGTACGGTGGTGTTCTCATCTTCATCTAGGCCATAGATGACGTGTACACCGTCTTCGGCGTCAAATCCGAAGGGTTCTTCTTCAGTTCGGAACTCTTCGAACTCGTCGGGATCTTCCTGAGTAAAAGCATGCCAGTTGACCATCTTATCATACGCTGTATCACCGTAGGAGTAATCGTTATCCTCCAACCATTCTTGGGCATCTTCTTTTGTCCAGGTGTCCATGCCTTCATCGCCGTCTTGTTCGCCTCGAGGGTCGTCCATTTCTGAAGACCATAGTAAGGAGGTCTCCATACCACTTCTACCGCGCGGAGCCCAATCTATAGAGTACAGATTATAGTTTATAACGTCCCGTGTACCAGATTCGTATACAGGTTCGCCGTAGATACTTATTTCTTTTATACGATTCGCTCTTATCCATCTACGAAGATTTGGAAAAGCTTGATCTACCAAGCCGTATACAATAGCTTTGGAACGTCCGTTGTCGTTGTCTGCTTCTTCGAATTCGGCTGCAAACCAGTGCGTGGTTGGATCTGGGAATTCATAAGGTAAATCTTCCTGTTTCTGGTGACCGAGAAAACCCATCGGTTCTTGTTCATTGACTTGTTCTACAACAGCTTTTATCGCACTGGCCTGATAATCACCGTGTGACCCGGGTCCTTCTAAAATCTCCATGGCTACCCAGCACGGAGAATCATCTCCCTCGGTAAGCTTCTCTACCACGGCTAAGTCATCTTCATCTAACGGTACAGTATCAACGGCGACGTCTACAGAAATCTCACCTGTGGTGGGTCCGGCGACAAGTTCAGGAAAAGTATGCATCTTGTCCGACTTATTTGACTTTTGATCGTCTTTCTTCTTTGTTAATGCCATTAACTCACCTCCTTAACGGGGTAATCAACTATCGTCTTATATTTAAGTTACAAGCATCTTTTAGGGCTTTGCCCATATAGATGCGGTGATAAACACGTCTTCTATACTCTGCAATCTTATATATCTAGCACCTACAGTTTCTCCGGCATAATGAAAATAGAGCGGTTCAATAAGTTGCTCATCGTCTACTTCTGCTAACAAGCGTATTTGCGCTAACCTTAAACTCGTATCCTCATATGACATCGAAAATCTATAATGGTCGTATGCTCCGACATAATCTAAAGTATAAGAGCTCAATGTAAGTCCATCCCAGTCCCCTGCAACTGCTGTTTCAGAATCTAATGTCGTCCAAGACCCTGCATCATCTGCTTCTAAATCCCATGCTGTGGGAAAGAACCTACCTCCACTTACTGGTGCTATTTCGTAAGCTACTAAATTTATTTCGTCTGGTAAGTTAATGTCTATTATAATTGGACTATCGTCGTGTGTTTCCCACTCGTCTTCCATCAAATGCTCTTCAGCTAAATTTTCGATATCACCGTCGGTTGTGGTATTAGGTGTTGAAAAACCTTCTCCATAAAAAGCTACGTTATCGCTTGGAGCTGGTTCAGGTTCTATTATCGGTATCTCCGACGCATAGTAAAAATCTGCACCATTACCAGACACCCATGTAACTAATTGCGTATGCTCGATGGCTACACCAGCTATCGAAACATGGGACATGTTCCGTATATCTACAATCTTGGAATATCCCTTCTCTCCTGTGTCTTCTCCGGCCCAAGCGTTTCCTTCATCTTGTACCATGTCGGAGAGGCGTTCAGCAACTATTCTCTTATTGTGTTCGGGGCTATTGCTGGGTCTTTTCATACTCACCCACCACCTTCACGGGCGTTGTTTGTTCCCGTGTGATATTTTTCGAACAACTCTACTACCTCTGCTTGAAAAGCATTACCTGGGTCAATCTCTCCATTACCGTCGTCGGTACCATTGGGGTATAGTTCGTCTATACCTTGGAGTATGCGGTCTCGTTCGCTTCGGTCTTCGTCGTCCTCTGCGTATGCGGGCATGTCCTCTACAAATCTGCGCAGATAGTCTACCGCAGTTTTGTGGGATATTATCCGCGCATCTAGTGCGTCGGTTAGTGCATCTACTACATTGGAGAGTTCTTCAGCTTTCTCACCGGAATCTCGTGGGTCTATAGTGTCCCAATCGAGTTCAGTCTGGTGTGTAGAAAAATGCCTGTTCTCCGCTATACTCGTCATCGCCAATACACATCTAGCGAGACGACTCCAAGGTTCGTTCACGGCTTCTCTCTTCCGGCTGACCTTTCTGATCAAGACAGGCATCTGTTCACGTACCGATGCGTAGTTTGCAGGTAGATGCGCCCCGAACGTGAATTCTGGTGTCTCGGAATTCTCCACTATACAATAAAATATTAGATGTAGTAAAGGCTCTGCCGAACCGATTGCCGACTCTACCTCTATATATTCTGCATCTTCTCCCTCTTCGGTGAATATGAGGAGGTCTTTGTCTTCGAGATCGATCTGTCTTCCTTCTTTAATGAATTTCTGTGGATCTGTAACACCAAAGTTATTCTGCAGAAACCCTGCTACGTCCTTTACCGTCATTTTCAATCTGGGCGTGGAGTGTAGTTTAGAACCTTGAATAGCGTGTAGAAACACGTCGTGATAAGCCTTGATATAAGGTTCTACACCCTCTAAATCACTTCGCGGTTCTACTTGGTCCGATTCTTTCTCGTTATTGAATTCCACAATGGGAATAAATCCCCATGGATTGTCTGCTATACCTTCTTCGAGACCTTCAGGTGCTTCACCCCGAACCGATGTCTCAATGGTGTCCGGAGTTATCTCTTGTGTAATCGTGGATTCTGTACTATCCGATATCTGGTGTGTAGTCTCAATCACATACCGGATGGGTTCTCCCGTGAAGACGTGCTTTTCCACTTCTTGTATTTCTTCAGGTTTTAATATCTGATATCGTAAGACTGCGTCCTTCTCTGGGTAGAGTGCCGAATAGCCCAACTGTGATCGTGTCAACCGAACATAAGAGCGCCCGTCTCGAAGTGTATTTCGATGCGTCCGTTGTGTTTTCGATGTATTCTCATTCATAAAAGAGGTTAGAACTTCCGACGCCTCTTCGTCTTCTACCTTCATACGGGGCGTTCCCATAAATCCAACAGCGGTGTTTATTATAGGCTTGGCCAGCCCACCACCTAGTTTATAATCATCGTGGCTATTGTAGTACAGTTGTCGTGCGAGTTGAGGGCTTACCCTCTTCTTACTCACAAGACTGTACTTACTGGTGAGTCTTCCGCCACTCATACGTGCTATCGGATACCAGTCGCCGAGACGTCTTATCTCGCTGGCTATTCTGTTTTTTGCTTTGGAAAAACCTGATTTAATTCCCAATGCTTTCCGCCTCACTTTCCTATTATTTACATCGTTCTAGAGTATACTCTTGCTCCTCTCAGCGCCTCCATGGCTTCTGGATCTGATTGGACTACGTTTTTCTCATTAATCTTAGATAACGCTCCACTCGTCGCGTCTACTTGATCTTTGTAATTACCAAGAGGAAATAGTGCGATCTCGTCGAGAAAATCGCTGTTCCACGCACCACGGACAATCTTGACATTTCCCGCTTTTGCGGCCGAACTTAACGGATTGGCGCGAATGACTTTAGATCCGGTGACACGGTCACCTTCGAAAGTAAAACCACTCAATACATATCTTTGATAATGATATGTGTTGTTCTTTCCTGACGATCCAGGCTCTTCCTCCATGAATATCGGCACGCTTCTACCGTCGAGTTGGGCTGTGTGTTTCACCAACTGTTCTACACCGGCAGGGTCTTCCCTAACTCTGCGTACATCTTCGATGTAATAAATCCCATCTTTAGCTGCCATCTTCACACCCACGGTCCAATCTGGATCTTTCCCGGGAGCTTCTTGGGTTGCAGCTAAGTCCCAGTATCGGACACGTGCTGCTCTGGATGGTGCCGCTTCCACGATCTCGAACCACTGGCGCTTGAACATGTTTCCTTCGGGCTCTATGTCCCAATCACCTTTCTCAAGCTGTTCTCGCGTGATCGGGTCTAACTCTTGTAGAGACTTCATATATTCTTCTCTATCGATGTGGATGTTGTCATCTAACGTGGCTGGGATAAATATCCTGCCCTCACTGGGTCCGTCTATCAAGAAACGTTGTTTTACCCACTCATGTCCCTGACTTCCTGGATTACTGGCCGCACGCATTCTCAATGGAATGTCCACGCCCTTGAGTCTTCTTAACCGTGAGAATAGATAACGGTAATGTTTCTCTTTGAAGTGTGTCAACTCATCAAAACCGATAAATTGAAATTCTGCTGATTGATAACGCGACATGTCGGTGTCTGTCTCCAGATAACCAAAAGAGAGAGTAGCACCGCTCGGGAACGTGAACATCTTATCTTGTTCCGACCAACGAACCTCTCCACTGTTCATATACGGAGTTAACCACTCTTTGGCACGAAAAATCAACGCCTCTGGTAACGCCAGCTCTTTGTACGTCTTTCTAAAAAGGATCGCGGCGTACCCAGGAACATCCACGAACTGTAATGCCGCCATCAAGAGCGCATCGCTGTTATGCGTTGGTATTTGCGATTTGCCAACGAGGAATGTATGACTTTCATGTTTAATGCGGATACACTTCATGGGTACGGAATCTACCTCTTCAATCTTTTCAATGTATATGGCAGAATTGTAATCTTGTTTACCATCATCTTTTATACGTGCACGTTTACGAGGAATGGTTGCGACTACCTCACGAGGTGTAAATGTGATACGATTACTGGGGAATTCTTGTCCGTCATAAGTAGAAGGAGCAACGGTTGTACTGTACTTATATCCGAGACTTGCCACGAGTTCACATACATCGTCGAATAGTTGTTGCCGCTCTGCCTTTTGTCCCCACTCTGCACGTCCTCGTTGTTGTATATATCCATCACTATCCATGAGCCCCTGTAATAAACGTAAACGTTGGTCTCTACTTGCTAATTTATGTTCTAAAGGAATGTGTTTATTATTTAACACTCCTAATTCTCTCAACTGTTCAGTCAAACCTTTTATACGTATTATCTTACAATTTGAGTTAGTATCAATTATTTCGATGTCTCGATCGCGCTCGTATAACTTTTCAACAACGTGTAAAACATCTTCATCACCGGTAGCTATCTCACCACGTATTGATCGACCGTCGCCTAGCCACAAACCGAGTAAGTACGGCGACACGTCATCGAAGTCTCGTTCTACCCCTTTGTAACCGCGATGCTGTGGTAACATAAAACGCTTTTGTTTATTTTTACGTCCGTGGGCTTTATAACGTACACCGTCTTCAATCATCTGTTCAGTAGTCATTACTCGGCGTTCTACATTTATCCAGTGTCGATGATTGCGGTTAATTTGCTCTTTACGATCGACGAGCCATAAGTGTGTATCACTGCAATCTATTTGTGAACCGTCACTGAACGTGATTCGATATGACTTCTCAGGGACGCGTTCGGGTGTGATGTATTCTATTTCAGACCACGATCCGTCCAGAGCCGCTACGCGATCATCTTTTGTTAGAGTGCCCACGGTCTTCCATCCTTTGTCAGTAATTATCGGGGTCGTGGTTGCCAAATCTTTTCCGCCCCCAGCCGCCCCACCATAAAAAGCTTCTTTATGAGTCAACAAAAGAAATGCTTGCTGTTTTGGGAACGGGTCGTGCGGTATATACTTAGTCAACTTCGGATTGAGTTTCTGTTTCAGTCTGTTTAACTCAGGTAATTCCAGATCAGACACACGTAAGCGCTTTTCTCCCGTCCGACTATCATTAGTTGTCGTCATCGGTCTCACCACCGTTAGGTCCGGTTAGATTGCCTCGTTCGGTATTGATGTCCGTGATTTTGTCGTCGCTCTTCTCCGAATCTGGCAAAAGACCTGTATCTGCCAGAATATCTATAACTTCTTGCATATGCTCGGCTTCTTGCTCTCTATCATCCTTGGCCTGTCCTGACTGCGCAACGGCGTTGATAGTGTTCTTTGAATTATCTGGTGTATTATTAATTTGAACGAGTGTCTGTTGCAAGTTCTTAACCGCTTCTGCATCAGGCTTGTCTGGGGAGAGGCCGAGTGATAATCGAGACAACTCTATAGCGGTTTTGAACCACTTTAAAGCGACACTGGGTTTCATTGCTTTACTGTTTTTATTAAAGTATTCCATACACTTCTCGAAGATCTTTGTCGCTGCATCGTAATGGTCACCTTCGAGTTCCTTAATATAATGGGCACGCTGCATCTCGCGTTCTAAATCTCGCTTCTTATCAAAGGCCTTCACTCGTTGTTGCCATTGGTATACGCGAGCGAGAGCCGACATGATTTCGGGCTTTTCGTCGAACTGTCTTGCGGTCTTAGCGAACGCCCGCTTCTCACCGCGAAGAGGTGTATCACGGTAGTGCTTAAACATCTGGTAATAATTCTCGGGCTCACCGTCTAAACGCTCCCAGAATGGGTAACCGTCTACTGTTGGATAACCTTCGCTATAATCCAATGGTACTGTCGCTTTCTCGAGGACTTTCAATGAGTTACTCTCGTTTACTTCTTTGAGTCCATTGGTCTTTGAATTTCCGGTCGTTACTTTGTAATGATACTCTTCGTTGAGTTCTTCCGTTACTGTAGAAGGATCCACATAAGCGCGAGGTTCCCCCGTCTGTTGATTTGTCGGTACAGAATCCACTAGCTCGTCCATTCTATCTGCGAGTTCTTTAAGTACAGCTGTTCTACTCATGAGTGTCCCCTCCCCTGTTCGTGTTGATCGATATCATCACAAAGATGTGTATCTCTGATTATATTATATGATATAATATAATCAATTTCAAGTTCAAAATTCTTAAATATCTCAAGAAACTAAAGCTTTCTAAAGTTTTCTAAAGAAAACACAAGGTTTTTCTTGAAAAATTTCTGGAAAAATTTTTTAATTTTGCTCTCTAAAGCTTTCACAAGGGAGGAGGGCAGACAACGCGTAGATAGGTCTGTCCATGGTGAAGAGGACGTCCACAACTCCATTGTCCCATGGGTATTACCCACCATACTTTACGGCATTCTATGACGTTGGGCGGGGACTCTGAGGGGGAGAGTGTACCCTGAGAAGGATCGTTGAATTCTCGCATATCTGCGATTTAAAGCGCGGGATTTCACAGATCCGATCTATTCTATTAAGCTCTTTTTCTCTCAAAAAATTTCTAAGAAAGCTTTGCGATTTCCCGCAGATTTTGCTATATCTGTATCGCAAATATCGCGCTTTTTCCCTATCTATGATGACGCTCGAGCCGTTCAGATATCAAAGGGCGTTGCCCTACTCACCATCCCCGCCCCGTCCCCGGAGGGAGTATCAGAGTTTCGTCGATTAAACGTCTAAACTACTATCCAGAATTGGTCACGTTCATTCTCCTCATCCTTAGTTTAGTCGATTAAACGTCTAAACTACTATACTGAAAAATCTACTGGGCCCAGATTGTTTCGTCGGTTAAACCTCTAAACTATTAAACAATCCACCCGGTTTCGTCGGTTAAACGACTATATTACTAAACAGCCGTGCGTCTACCCATACCCTACCGGGGTACGGTGCAAAATATTTATATAATTGTGAATTTTTGAAGTTTTTGCAAAACTTTTAATACTTATAAATTTATAAACATTAATAAAATTACGCACTCTGTAAGTTTTTGCAAAACTTTTAAACTTTACATAGTTTATAAAACTTATAATTTTGTTAATGTTTATAAGTTTGTAAGTATTGAAAGTTTTTGCAATACTTATAAAAATAAAAAAGCGGGGCTGTAAAACCCCGCATACTACTTGGTTTACTCGCTTTTGCGGTACTTATCGCAAACGCTCCAAACGTACGTGTAATTGGTGTTTAATTTTTTACTAATTGCGCCTATTGTTAGGCCCTTATCGTAAAGTTTACGTATTTTGGCGGCTTTAGTTTGTTTTTGTTTGTTTGTTGGCATTGTAATATTATTTTTACTACAATAACGTTTTATTACCTGGTACGCAAACTGGTAACGTACGCCCGCCTTTTTACTAATTTTACTAATTGTTAATTTGTGGTTACTTTTTTTAAATATTTGCCTAATTTTTTGCGATTTGTTTGCCATTTTTATGCGCCCCTTTTAATTAATTTATTTAATAAATAATAATGTGTTTTAATTATTATTTATTATATATTAATTATAACATGTAACTTACAAAAACACAACAACGCTATAACGCTGTTATAACTGTTTATATGCGTTTAACTTACGTTAACGTTAAATAACGTAGTTTACTGCAAAATTTTAAAAAATTTTAATTAATTTGTAAAAACCGGGCTATAATATAAATATTAATTTGTAATAATTATAACCCGGCTTATAAATATTATCTGTAATTTAAATATAATAAATAATCGTAATACATTTGTTTTAAACTTTCGTAATTTTCGAGGTTACTGTAACTTATCATTTCATTAAAATAATCATCGATATTATTTTTAATTGTTTTTGTTAATTTACTTTTTGTTTTTTCGATTAAATATAATGTAAATAATAATTTAATTTCATTGATATTTTTATTTTTAAATTTCATTTGTTTAACCCCCTTTCCTTATTATATATTTATTATAACATATAATTTATAAAAACTCAAACGCGGTAAAACATGTTTATACTTGTTTAACACCGTTTAACTCACATTAACTTTCATTTACTGCGTATTACGCAAAATATAAAAACTTTTTAATTTATTTTACGCTGAAAAAAAAAAATTAGGGGGTTTATATAACCCCCCAAACTTGCGTGTTATTTAAGTGTTTTTTCGAGTTTGCGTAAATTTTTATTAATTTTTTCATCGTCTTTTTTAATAATTCCTATTATAATATTATTCGCTAACATTATAATATTTAATTCCTCGTCGTTTAATTTATTTTTTAATTTAAAATAATTAAAAAATAAATTTTCGCGTAAATTTTTAAAACCCATTTAACCCACCCCCTTAAATATTTTATTTATTAATTATTATTTATTATATATTAATTATAACATATAAAATTAATATTATCAACCCCGCTTAACGCTGGTTAAACCCAATTAAATTAATTTAACGCGCAAATGCGCCTGTTTCCGCTTATTTACGCACATTAT